GGGTTCCCTTGTTTTCTAAGTGCATATGATGTGTATTTAGCAAACAATAAAGGATAAAACATGCTAACTCCAATTCAAGAAGTAAGAGTCGCTGTTGGCGATGTTGATGTGCAATTTCCTATTCTGGATGATAGCACATATGAATATTTCCTGTCAAAGAATAATGACTCAGTTCGTCGTGCATCGATGGATGCTGCCAAGTCAATCTTGATGCAGCTTTCAATGCGTGGTGACCAAACCATTGATATCTTTACTGTCAAGGGTGGTAAGTCCGCAGAGCAATACAGAATGTCTCTACAGATGTTCTTACGTGATCCTAACATGAATCCTGTCTTGTCGCTAGCCAACGGTTACGCTGGTGGCATCAGCAAGTCCGACATGCTTGCGAACAATTCTAACGCAGATACAAACTTTGTCAATACCCCAGGACTAGAAATTAACATTGCAACTTCTGATCCTTTCTCAGCGTAAGGAGACTGTATGTTTAAACAATCTGTTGAATACATTTTGAGTAGACAAGGTATCCTTTCAACGTATACGAGAGTAGTCGAAGGTGTATATGACGTTGAGACTTCTTCTGTTACAAACACAAGTACAAACTATACTGTAAAGATGTACATGAAGCACCAACGTGCTAATCAGTATAACTTTCCAAACTTAATCGGTAAAGAAGTCGGACTGTTCTATATTAGTGCTGCTTCTCTACCTTTCACTCCCGAACCTCAAGACTTGATTACATTCAACGGTAAGGTTTACAAGATTGATTCTGTCCAATCACACAGTGCAGATGGACAAGTTATCTTACACAGAATCCTCGGGGTGATCTAATGTTTGTAAGTTCAAATTCTGACCAAGTTGCAAAAGAACTACAAGAACTTGTCAACAAGATGGAATTTGCACTTGGACACATGGTGGTTAGTTTCGCTGGTGATATCGCACAGATTGCTTCTAATAAGACAAAGTTAGGTAGTGCAGAAAGCTTGCAGTACGGTGAAGACAATCCCGGAACAATGGAAGCTGCGTACTTTAACATGTACAAGAATCGTTTCAACCAACACGGTATTAACATTCAAGTAGGTTTCCACAAGGGTTCTTGGACAACGAATACAACACCTAGTTTCGACTTCGATAGAAATATCTATGAGAATGAAACAGTAGATGCAAGAGCTACAGAGAAAGCCAGATCAACTTATACTCTAGGTGAAACATTTTGGGTAGGTGCCAACGGTCCTGGTTTCAGTATGCTAAATGATGTATCTGCAAAAGGTAATCCTGGTTGGAGTTTAGGTGACGAAGCTATCGAAGCTATCATGGAAATCTATGCAGGTACTCCTAGACTAAAACAATACTTTGACGAGGCTATGGAACGATGATCGAAAATACAAAGAAAGCTCTGGAGAAACATCTTAGTGCTTTAACGCCTAGCTTGTCAACAGCATATGAGGGAGTTTCTTTCTCCCCTATAAACGGTACACCTTATCAACGAGTTCAACTCGTCCCAAGTAGACCGGAAAATCCAACTCTAGGTGATGATTACTTCAGAGATAATGGTGAGTTTCAAGTTTTCCTACTTTATCCCAGTAATAAAGGTACAGGTGAAGTGTTAGGAAGGGCAGAAGCGTTAAGAAGTCACTTCAAGAGAGGTACAACTTTAACCGAAGGGAATAGCGTAGTGCAGATTATGCGAACTCCGTACATTTCAGGATGCACTATCATTGGGGATAGGGTAATTGTTCCTGTTTTAATCAGATATTCTGTAGAGGCTATCTAAGTCTCTTGGGATAAGTAAATAGCAATAACTTAAAGGAAAATATATGCCATTAGCTCAAGGCGTAAGCAAAGTAGTAGCTTACAAGAAAGAAGGTGCAGGTCAATGGGGAACTGCGGCTGCAGGCGGTGCTGGCGCAAAAGCAATGCGTCGTGTTACTGCTGCGTTTAACCTATCAAAAGAAACATATCAGTCAGAAGAACTACGTACTGACTATCAAATCTCAGACATGCGCCACGGTGTACGTTCTGCTGAAGGGTCACTAAATGGTGAACTTTCTGCTGGTTCATACGCAGACTTTATGGCTGCTGTTCTTACTCGTGATTTCACAGCTGGTGCTACTGCTGCTCACGCTGGTACAGGTAACCTGACTGTAGGTGCTGCAGTATCCGGTGTATATCCTCTTACTCGTGTAACTGGTAGCTGGATTACTGACGGATTCCGTATCGGTGACGTAATGCGTATTAGCGCAGGTACTGGTCTAAATGCTGACGTACTGAATAAGAACTTGCTTATCGTTGCTCTGACAGCTACTGTAGCAAGTGTCGTTGTTGTAAACGGTTCTACTATCACTCCTAGCTCTTCAAGTGCAGCTACTGCCATCGCTGTAGTTGGTAAGAAGACTTGGGTTCCTCAGACTGGTCACACTAACGATTCTTTCACTGTTGAAGAATGGTTTGCTAACATTGCTCAGTCAGAAGTTTATACTGGTGTTAAGGTAAATACTCTAGGTATCTCTCTACCTGCTACTGGTATGGCTACGGTCGATATCGGTTTCATGGGTAAGGACTTGGCTCTAACTTCAACATCACAATACTTCACTAGCCCAACACAAGGTACTGGTGGTGTATTCGCTGGTGTTAACGGTGTAGTTATCTTCAACGGTACTCCTGTAGCGGTTATTACCGATGCTTCAATTAACGTAAACCGTAACCTAAGCAACGCTACCGTTCTAGGTTCAAACAGTATTGCTGAAGTTTTCACTGGTCGTGCTGCTGTAGATGGTTCACTATCTGTTTACTTCACTGATGCCGTTGCTCGTAACGCATTTAAGGACGAAACAGAAGTATCACTGATCTTCACACTGACAGCTTCAAACGCTGCAACTGCTGACGTTATCAGTATTACCCTACCTCGCGTTAAGCTAAACAGCTTTACTCGTGATGACACTGAAACAGCGATTACTGCTTCAATGGACTTCCAAGCTCTATTGAACGCTAGCAACGCTACTGGTGGTGAAGTAACAACTATCACTATCCAAGACAGTCAGGCTTAATAGCTAAAGAATTCCCCTCGGTTAATCCCGAGGGGTTTTTATTTTGTCTTTCAATCTTGACATTACCAGCATTTCATGTTACAATAGGAACTCCACAGGCATTATAGCCTTCGATTAACAACAAGAAAGGAAATGAAATGTTTGACATTCAAAAACAAGACTTCTCAAAATCAGCTGAAGTAGGCTACACATTTGAACTGAAGCTACCCACTGGTGCATCATCTGGCGCTAAGTTGACAATCATCGGTGATCTTTCACCTACTGTCAAGCAGTATGGTCGCCGCAAGTTCCAAGAATTCCAACAACGCCAAGCGATTGCCAAGCGTAAGAATCGTGAAGATGAGCTAGACCTGGATGAAGCCGAAGATATGGCCGTAGAATCTGCCCTGGTACGTCTAATCGGATGGGAAGGTATTACCGAGAATGGCAAGGAAGTTCCTTTCAGCAAGGAAAAGGCCGCTGAAGTACTGAAGGTTCACCCTTGGATTCGTGAAGAAATTACCAAAGAAGCTGGTGACATTCTGAACTTTCAACCAAAGTGATCTAGAACAACTTCTAGAATTTGCTACTCAGGAGTTTAAATTGGGGCGTGGTCCCAACTCCTTGAGAGCTAAACTGGAAGCAGCGGCTAGACAAACAGGTAAAGCTATCGAAGAACTAGAAGATTTAGTTGAGCTACCTGACACGATGACCTTTGTTTGGAGATACTTCATTGACCTGCATAACTCCCGTACAGCAGGAGCATTTGGTATTAACCCAATAACATTTTCTGATATCAAGGCTTACTTTGATCTAAATAATGTTGTTCCGATGGACTGGGAAATTTCTGCAATCAAACAGTTGGATGGAATTGCTCTGCGAGTACATGCTGAAGAAGCAGAAAAAGAATCCAAGAAGAAGACGAAAACAAAGAAGTAATCAGCCCTCGTTGATCGAGGGTTTTTTATTTGGATTACTGAAAGTTGATTTAAATAAAAAGCAAAAAGCTGATAACCA